AGTTAGAAAAACTTCCTCAATATGCACAGAATATTATTTTGAGTGAAGAAAGTAAACCTACAGGACCCAGATTAGCCTATACAGTAGTTGGAAGTACCATTTCATTAAATAATAAGAGAAGAGAACATGTTTGTGATGTTTCTTTGCCTATGAGGAGGGCTGCTGAGTGGGTTCGTTTGAAGTTTAGTGAATTCATGAAAATTATTCGCGAGGGAATACGCGCTGCATTGAAAGCATTAGGATTTAGCCCAGACGGAACTTCAGCTAGATTGAAAGAGATAGCACAGGCTGTAACGAGGGAAGCAAAACAAATACAAAAGTTTCTTAAACAGGTAAATAGTGCGATTGAAATTTTCAATGCTTATGTTGCACAAGTTAATCAAATGATTGAATGGATACTTTCTCTACCCGAAAAACTGTTAGCACTTCTAGTAGGTTGCTTAGAAAACTTGAGACGTTCTTTAGCGATAGGATTTTCTGAGTTGTTTTCAACTCAAGGTTCTTCTTCCGATTTATCTGCATTTACTGAAGCAGCCAAAGAGATTCAAAACACATTAGGTGCTGCTGTGCAAACTGCTAGCAACGCCGCTGCTGCGGCTGCAAATGCTGCTGCAACAGCACAAACTGTATCATCAGTAACTTCTAGGACATTTAAGATATAAAAAATGGCTACTAAACCAGAAAAAGATTATTCTTGGACAGAACCGGAGTCTGAGGTTAATGATGCTAATCCTCCAGATTATCCTTATAGTCATGTGACAGTTACGAAATCTGGGCATTCATTTGAAATGGATGACTCTAAAAATCGTGAAAGAATACGCTTGCAACATGGTGGTGCAAAAACTGGTGGTGTAGGTACATTTTTTGAAATGCAGTCCAATGGGGATATGATAACAAAAGTTGTAGGTGATAATTATGAAATCGTCGCAGGAAAAAATAATGTTCTCATAAAAGGCGTCTGCAACATAACTATCGAAGGTGATTCGGTCGTTCATGTGAAAGGTGATAAGTATGAGAGAGTTGATGGTAATTATTACAGAGAGGTGCGAGGAGATTTTATACAAACCGTAGTGGGAGAATCTACGTTCCAATCTTTAGGTGATACTTCTATAAATTCTGGAGATCCAAATTCAATTCTTCCAAATGGCGTCATAAATTTGAGAGCAGGCGATATTACATACGTCGATAGTGATTTATTGGTTGCTGGATCAGCTACAGCCGATATGCTTACTGCGATAACAAAGGTTAATGGTGGTACACAAGTGACTGCTGGACCTTTAGGATTTGTATCTGAGTCTGGTGGGTTAGCTCTTGGATTACCGGTAGCAACACCTTTAACAGTCGATGCAGCCACCGCAGTTAAATCTCCTTTGATTATAGGAACAGTTGTTAGAGATGCTACAGGAACAATGACAACAATGAGATTGCAATACAATTTACATACGCACATTGCACCTAAAGGCAAAACTTCAACACCACTTAAAAAGATGATTTGAGAAAATAAATGGCAACGGCTAATGTACTTTATGGTAGACTAGGTTTCGATTTCGACACTACGAAATTCGGTGATGCAATCAATCTGAGTAATGGAACAAAAGAATTTTTAAATACGCAACCCATAGTTTTGACTGATTGGCAAATATCAGATTTAGCTAACTCTAATGTTGCAACTTCTGCAAATTACTATAGAAATCCTGTTCTAAACGTTTCCAATGCATTAAAACAAAGTATACAGAATCTAAGCAATGTTATTCTAACGATAGAATTTTATGATGATGTACAAGCAATTTCTCCTGCAAGTAATGTTGTTTCTCTTAGTGCCAATTTGATTCTAGAAATAGATCAATTCATTTCACATACTAATAACGTTTCTGGTGTAAATGTGAGTTCTCCGACTGCAATTGAAAATACCGAAATAGTTTTGGAGTATCCTGATTATGAAAAAGTAATTGATTTAGGTCGTAATTTAGTTATGTTGTTAAAAGCAACTGATGACAGAGAAGACGCTTCTCCAGTTTTAGCATCGATGACCAGCATATTCATCGAGTCTGATATCGCAAACACGAACACCTTAGTTGTTTCTGATTTTAATACTATCAATAATAGCACGAGACTTGTTGCCAGTAATGTGTACTCAAATATTTCTGCCACAACAGTAAACTCTATTTTTTCACGAATTCAAACAGCAAACACTTTGATAGGTGGAAGAAGAGAGCATGACTGGAATTTTTACAGAGAAGGGTTGTCATTACTGAATGATTATGATAAGGTTTCTAAGTTGGAAGATGTTGGAACAACACAGGAATATTTGATTAAAAATTATATTGGAACCGAATCTTATATAAACAAACTTTCGGCAAACAACTAATAAATAAGACATGACAACAATAGTCGCACAAACAACAAGAAAATATAAAGACTTGGATTTGTCTTTTACCGCACATCCTATAAAAAAGGATGTGAATAAGCATGTTGATGACTTAGCGGTCATTAATTCAGTTAAAAATTTAATTTTAACTAATCATTATGAGAGACTTTTTAGACCTGAAATCGGTTCGAATGTTTCAAAGATGTTATTCGAACCAATGGACACAATATCCACTAATTTGTTACAGAGAGAAATAACACAAGTATTAACAAATTATGAGCCTAGAATACAGTTAAGGGAAGTAGCAGTCTCACCGGACTATGAAAATAACGGATATAATATAGGAATGACATTTCTTATTAATAACTCTTCCGAGCCTATAGTAATACAATTTTTTCTAAACAGAGAAAGATAAAATGACTGATCGTTTAATTGTCACAGATTTAGATTTCGATACAATCAAAACAAATTTAAGAAACTTCTTAAAGCAGCAATCTGAGTTTCAGGACTATGACTTTGAAGGGTCAGGATTAAATATTCTTCTTGATGTTTTGGCATATAATACACATTACAATGCCTATTACTTGAATATGATTGCCAACGAATCTTTTATGGACACCGCTGTTCTAAGAAATTCGGTTGTTTCACACGCTAAAAGAGTTGGTTATGTTCCTCGTTCAACGACTGCACCTAGAGCGGTAATTAATGTTACGGTTCAAACAGACAATTCTATTCCAGGGTCTTTAACTATTCCAAAAGGATATGTCTTTCTATCATCAGTTTTAGATGGCATTTCTTATCGTTTTGTTACGATGGAAGCATACACTACAACTAAAACTGGAACAAATTTTGTATTTAATAATGTGATGATTTATGAGGGTCAACTAGTTACATTTTCATATACTAATGATTATACGACTAATCCTAGACAATTATTTGCGATACCCGATTCTAGAGTAGATACTTCAAAACTCACTGTAAGTGTAAGACAATCTGTCGCTAATGTTCAGTCAGAAATTTATGAAAAAGCGGATGATGTTTTAAATTTAACTTCTAATTCGGAAGTTTATTTTTTACAAGAGGGAAGAAACGGGCAATATGATGTGTATTTTGGAGATGATGTTATAGGTAAAAAAATACCCGATGGTGGTATTGTAACACTGGAATATCTGATAACAAATGGAAACGCATCTAATAAATCCAACAATTTCACATCAACGACTGCTATAGGTGGGTTTTCAACCATATCAGTAAATTCTATAAGCGCAGCATCAGGTGGATCTCAGAAAGAAACTGTTGAGCAGATAAAATTTGCCGCACCATTAAATTTACTCTCTCAAAATAGAGCAGTTACAAAGAACGATTATATCAAATTGATCCAGCAAAAATACCCTTCTTTCGAAGCGGTTAACGTTTGGGGTGGTGAAGAAAACGACCCTCCAGTTTACGGAAAAGTTTTTATTGCAGCCAAACCTAAATTAGGATTTGAAATAACGGATACAGAAAAAGAATTTGTTACAAACACTATTTTGAAACCTATCAGCATTTTGACTGTGACTCCTGAAATTGTAGATATCGATTACAATTACTTAAAACTTGAGACAACTGTGTTTTATGATAAAAGTAAAACTACACTTTCCGATTCTGAAATAAAAACTAATCTAAAAACTGTAATAACCAACTACTGTAATAATAACTTAAATAAATTTAATTCATACTTCAAATATTCGGGTCTTGAATCTACTATTGATTCTTACAGCCCAGCAATCATATCAAATGAAGTTGAATTATTCGTCGCTAAAAAATTCAGACCAGTGTTGGGTCAAGCAGATAATTATATTTTAGATTATGGATTCGAACTTTCACGAGGAACAACTAATGATAACTTTTACTCATCACCAGACTTTACCGTCGTTGATGAAGAAGGTGTTTCTCGTCAATGTTTCTTTGAAGAAATTCCCTCTTCATTTACGGGATTAGAGGGAATCACTGTAACTAATCCAGGATACGGATATACTTCAACACCTACAGTGACAATAGTAGGTGATGGCGAGGGAGCTACAGCTAAAGCAGTGATTGTAAACGGTAAACTTTCTAAGGTTGAAGTGTTAACTCCAGGTATTGGTTATACAACGGCAGCAATACAGATAACTGGAGGAGGCGGAGTGCTCGCAGCAGCAAGTGCTGTTTTGGAGGGAAGATTTGGGCAGATTAGAATTTCTTACTATAAAATAGATGCAATAAGTAGTCAAAGTACAAAAGTTGTTATCAATAAAAATAAAAATAATGGTGTTACAGGAACTATTGACTACTTTTTGGGAAGAATATACATAAACGATTTCAAACCTATAGCAATCAATAATGATTTTGGTGATGTATTAGTACATATAAAACCTAAAATTAACATTATTCAATCTAAATTAAATAAGATGCTGGTTTTAGATGAAGCAGATCCAACAAGTGTAACCGTTAAAACTATAATAGTCTGATGGAAAATTATAAACTTTCTACTCTGGTAAAAAGTCAATTACCAGATTTCGTAAGAGGTGAATATCCAAAATTTGTTACATTTTTGGAAAAATATTATGAATGGTTAGAGCAAACTAATAGAGTCAATTATGCTGTTGAAGCACTAGTTGATTCTAATGATATTGACTACTCAGATTCTTTTTATATTGAAAAATTAAAACAGGATCTAGCTCCTTACTTTCCGCAAAATATTGTTAATGATAAAAGATTGTTTCTAAAATTAGTAACAAATTTTTATAAGTCTAGCGGAACACCACAATCAGTAAAATTTTTATTTAAGGCTCTCTACAACGACAACATCGACATATATTATCCAAAAGAAGACATATTAAAAACTTCAGATGGAAAATGGATTCTCCCTCTAGCGTTGCGTATTGATACAAATGATAATAATATTTTCAATATCGCAAAAACAAAAATAACAGGGTTGTCTTCTAAATCTAGTGCTGTTGTAGAAAAAGTTATTAGATCGGTAGATCGACAGTTAGGTATTACTTACATTGAGGCTTATGTAAGTAATGTTGAACGATTATTTCAGACAGGAGAAACTTTAAGTGCAACCTATTATGATGAAAATTCAGAAACAAACGTTACTGTAACAGGTAAGCTTATTGGTTCTCTTTCTGAAATAAAAATTAATCCTACAAACAGAGGTCTCTTCTATAATGGTTTTGATGCCGACATTGGATATAACGGAGATCCAGTTAGTATTGTTGGAGGTTTAAATGCCAACTCAGCTAATCCTATCGGCGCCATAGCTTATGTGGGAGACACCACAAAAGGTGGCATTTCTGATATATTTGTTTTAGATGGAGGATTCGGGTTTAGAAGTTCTATAGATTATCCTAATTCTTCAATTGTAGATTTCAAAGGAGGATTTGAAAATTCTCCTTTCGGTTCGGAAGCTAAAGCATCTATTGGTCTGATTGATGAAGATACTGTCAGACTTATAAATGTTTCTAACATGGCTATATCAACTCTAGATGGATTGGGATCTAATACAACATTAACTGGAACCGGAGCAATATCTCCTTCCAGCAATATTGTTACGGGAACAGGAACTTTATTTACAACTGAATTGTCAGTTGGTGATGCAATTTATGTTGGATCTTATCTTACTGAAGTAAATCAGATAAACTCAACTACACAGATAAGAACAAATACTGTTTTTTCCACAACCGAGTCTGGTTTAACTCTAAAAAAAGCAGGCAGAACTATTTCTAGAATACGTTCAACTACAATAGAAAACATTTCAACTTATTCTGCATTTAATGTTCATCCAATATCCTTTATTACAATAGATGGTTCTGGGGGTGGATACCGATCAAGACCCACGGTAGAAACTTACAGTTTTTACAATGAAGATTTATCAGATTCATTGATAATGTCATCCAGAAGAATAATAAAAAATACAAATTATATAGAAGATACAAGTCAAGATTTAACTCTTTCATTGGAAACAGGAGATTATGTAAGGTTGTTTATACCAAACCTTTATGAAGAAGTCAAAGTTATTACCTATGTGGATACTAACAGAATTTATTTTTCTGATAATTTTCAGAATGACATTCCTAGAAGTCTTTCGGATATAGGCGTTTCGGTATATAAAATAAATCGAAATGATTTATATAATATAGGTTCAATAGGTAGAATTGATGTTAATAATGGCGGAACAGGATATGCGAATGGTGATATTCTAATTTTTACCGGAGGCTCTGGTTATGGTGCTAATGGTTATGTAAACGTTTCTGCTGGAGTAATAACTTCAGTTACGATTAACAATCATTCTCAAGATGCGTATGTTATTGGTGGTGAGGGTTATAAAAGAGATTCATTACCAGCCATCACTGTTCAGTCTGCTGCCGGTGCTGGAGCAAATCTAACAGTTTCAGAAATTGCAGGCGATGGTGAGTCTTATGGATTGACAACTTCAAGGATCGGTGCTGTTTCTTCAATACGAGTTATAAGTTATGGATATGATTATGTTTCGGCTCCGTATGTTTCTTTGAGAAATGCGGACCTAAATGTTACTGGAGTTACAGCTGGGCAATTGTTTGTTTCAAACACTATTATATACCAAGGAACTTCGAATACCAACTTCTCATTCAAAGCGAGTGTTGATAGCTATGACCCGGACACTGGTGTTTTAAGAATATTTGATTATGTCGGAACTTTAAATAATAGTCTATTAATAAAATATGATAGCTCTATTGCATTGAATGCTGTTTCAGCAACAGTGGTTTCCTCAACTTTCTACGGAGATGGAAACGCAAAAGCAACTGCAAAATTTGAAAATGGATTGATTAGATATCCAGGAATTTATTTAAACACTGACGGTCAAGTGAGTTCAGACAAGAGATTGCAAGATGGTGAAAAATACCATAACTTCTCTTACGTTATTAAATCGACTAAAGATTATGCTACATTCAAAAAACCTTTAAATGAAATTGTTCATCCAATAGGAACAAAAACATTTACCTTTAAAACAGATGAAAATAAAGAAATCATTACAACGACAGATGAGACAAAATACATTACAATAAATGACCTTTCAGATACTTATAATATTGCAGCATCATCAAATACAATTACAACGACAAATGTATCTGCAAATCTGATAACTACCGTAAATGTTGGTGATATTATCTTATTGTCAAATGTTCATAGGAGACTTGTTGGTACGGTTAATGTCTCAACAGGTTCAAATATAATTATTTCGTATCAAGGAACTGCTAATTTCTTGAATGATTTTCAAGAAGGAGATACACTATATCTTTCCACCGGAAACACAGTTACAGTTAGAGAAGTTACAAATGCTAATGTTGCAATCGTAAGTTCAATATTAAATGTCTCTTCCACACAAGTAAATGCTAATGTTGTTTTGGTTGAATATGCAAAAGCTAATTCTGTAAATGCTAATACAATAATAACGACAACAACATTTAAAGCTAACGGAAGTAATCTTTTCGCTACCATACAAAAAGTTAGATAAATAATACTATGTCATCTATAATAACAGAAAACTTCAAGATTTTACTTGCAAAACAAGTTTACAACCTATTAGAGGTTGGAGCAAATTCTTACCTTCCTGCGCCAAGAAAATCTTATGTCTATGCTTTAATGGGTAAACAATTAAGATGGAATGCTGGCACTGAAGTTGCAGGAACTCCTTCTGACACTATAACCTATCTAAATGATGTTTATAAAACGGCAATTGCTGCTAAAAGACTTTCCATTGAGAATGCTTCTCTCGTTGCTCCAAGAATAAATTG